TCAGTGCTGTAAGTATGCAATGGAAAATATAAAGCCAAATAATAAAAAGTAACAATTTTAAAATCTCATAATCAGGCTATATGAAACAGGAAAAATAGAATGGACAGCTCTAACATCAATTTTTTTTATGTACAAGTGTTGATTACCTTCTTGGGCTAACCGATAATCCAAAACTTTATAAAAAAAAGCGTCTCTATCTGTTGGAGATGCTATTTTTATATAAAAATATTTTAATGGTAATAATAAATAAAATTTAATTAATGCTACTACTTTAGCAACGCTTAAATTTAGCTTAGACTTTTTACGCAAAATAAATTATATGTTGCTTTGCAATTTGGTTTATTATGGGGAAATTTGGGAGTAACTTGTTTTTTTAGAAAAATATGTTATAATTATTTCAAATAAATTTTTAAGGAGAAATTATTATGAAAAAAATAGTTGCCACAACTCTTGCTTTAAGCATAGTCGTGTCTGCACTCAGTTTAACATCGTACGCGTGGGCCCCAACGGATTTTGAAGACTCTAAGTGCATCGATGTTAGTGATTTAAATGAAAAACGTTACATATCTAAATACGGTAAAATTTGTGGTTGTACAGACTGCGGTTTTGACGTTCTGACATACGAAAAGTTTGAAAATTATTTAAACGATGTCGAAAAAAATTCAAATGAGTTAACAAAAAATCATCAATATCTTCAAAATAAAATTAAACAAGAAAATATTTATTCAACATTGAAACATATCTCTGCTGCTATTGAAGAACAAAGGTATATTGGTAAAAATTTTATTTTAGTTTCAAAGAATAATAATCCGAATGAACAAGATTCTTTTGCACAATTCGCAAAAGCAGACGGAATAACTTTTGATGAAAAAATGTGCGATGCATTTTATTTCAACAAAATAAATGAAGAAAAAATAAAGCCTCTTTTAACTAAAGTAGAAAACAATTTAAAGTTTTATGATACAGAAAAACTGAAGAACAAACATGGTTGGACGTATTACATTGAAAACGGAATATTTTATTCGCTTATAGCAGCCGGCACGACAATGATAATTTCTGCAGTTGTGACTATGGTTTATCAATCTATAAATTATTTAAAACAAAAAAACATTCATAACAAAAAAGCCGGCGAATTATTTCAAATGATTAAACAACTGCCAAATACAAGACAAGAATTTTATAAAAAAAAACTAACTAAGCATTTAAATAATGGCGATGAATTAACGAAAAAAAATTTGAAAAAGCTTCCAGATGAAGTTGTTGATACGTTTTTAACAGAAATTAAATCTGAAAAGGTGATAAGTAATGATTAAAAAATTGCTAGCAATAAACTTAATTTTTTCAATACTAGCGTCCAGTAGCACAACAATATATGCTTGGGCTCCAATGGATTTTGATAATCCTAAATGTATTGATATTCGTAAATTAGGAAAAAGTACAGATTATATATCAATTCAAGAAAAAGTCTGTAAGTGTAAAAAATGCAGCATTGACGCTTTCACATACGGTGCACTAAAACAATATGTAGAAGACCAAAAAAAGCACATTGAAAATTTAGATACTATGATAAAGTTAAATAATCAAACAGCTATAGACTATCAAACTAAAATGCATGGAGTTTTTAATATTGTATTATTACCACATGCTTTATATGGGCTTTTAACCAAAATTCCTGTACCTGAAGTTCCAATTGCAATCGCTTTAATTACATCCGCTAGTGGAACTTTCTTCGGGCTTTATTTTTGGTATAAAAAACATGAATCTGAAGCACTAGTTTTTGAAAATAAAATGCAGCAAGAAAATATTTATTCTACTTTAAAACACATTTCTACTGCTATTGAAGAACAACGATACATTGGTAGAAATTTTGTCTTAGTTTCAAAAAATAATGACCCTAATAAACAAGATGCTTTTGCACAGTTTGCATACAAAGATGGAATATCTTATAATGAAAGTAAATTTAATGACGAATACTTTTATGATATTAATGAAAACATGATTAAGCCTCTTTTAATAAAAATAGAAAACGGTGTTTTTCGTACTTATGAAGTTGAAGAGTATAATACAAAACTTAGGGACTTCATGAAAAAAGCTTATTATATTACTGTTCCAGCTGCAGTTTTGATGGGTTCATATAATCTTTGTAAGTTTGCAGGACCTGAAATTATCGAATTTATAAAAACAAGCAAAGCAACTGCAGCAATATTGGACTTTGCCAAAAAGCACAAACTTAACTTGCAAAGTGTAAAAGATATTTTTATTTTAGTACTGCAATTCACAGAAAATTCTGATTCAGAATTTCTGAAAGTTATTAACAGCGGGGCTAAAACTTTTACTTTAGCAACTGACATAATAGAAAAAACAGATAAATCAACTCAAACCAACACTAATAAAAACATAAAAATGAAATCCGCCTTTGATACTAGCTCTAATACTCAACAACAAATTACTAGAGAACTATAAAACAACAACGAGCTCAAAAAATTGAGCTTATTTTTTTAGTTTAACTTATTCAATAAATCAAAAACATAATTGCTCCTGCGCGAGAGTAAAAATCATGTTAGCACACTGCCAACGTATGGTATATCCGATTTCAAATTAAAACATGCAGGCAAGTCAAGTAGTTTATAGGCCACTGCGATAACTATGCCTAAAACTATGCTAAGGGCCATTTGCCAACAGAAATATTGATTGAGATATGTAATAATCGCTTCAATCAGAATTGCAAACGAAGTTATTTCAACGGTTTTGTTTTCCATCTCGTTCACCTCCATGTTGTTTTAAACTCAGATAAAATCGCGAGCAAAATTTCTTGAAATTCACAAAAGGCTATGTTCGCGAATTGGTCTGCGCGACCACACGCATGAATGCATCAGCGAAGCCGGCGTCTTTGGCTTTTTACAGTTGTTTTTCTGCGTTTTCTTTGCTTGAATAAGCTCCAACCTGAACATATGCTTGTTGTTAATATAAAACCAATTATAGCGTTTTTTATAATAAACGCAAAAAAGCACAGTGCAAAGTTGCAATTTCTCTAATTTATTGAATTTCTTTTGTTTTTTAATTTTTTAACAATTTGAGCAGTTGCAGACAATATACGTGCCCAATGTGCTGTCTTGAGAAAAATAAAAAACTGCTAACAAAAATTTTGTTAACAGCTTTTTTCTCTGTTTTTCGAAAAATAAAAAATCTAAAACGTTATTATATCAACGCTTTAAAACTGATTAAAACACGCACAAAACTTAACTTTTCATGTATGTATAAGTATCTCTGCCCCATTTATACAAGAAAGAAGCTAAAGTCATTGGAATGACATTGTAAAGATTTCTAGCAATAATTGCCGCATTTTCACTGATTATATAACTTGATATTTTAGTAGGAAGATCAAACCCTGTTTTCTTACACAACGCACATGCAGGGAAAAACCATAAGCAGAACGAGATCGCCTGCGCAACTTTTGTCAAAGGATAAAACATCACATAAGATTTCACATCATTCATAAATGACTTACCTAAATACACGGCAATATTCTTTGCCATTTCCCACTTAGATGGCCTGCTATCTTTCTCAAAATCATCTTGATATTCTTTCACTTTCACCTCAGTAGGAAACTTTTCAACTACCTCTTTGGGTATGATATTTTTTTCAGGTTCTTTTTTGAGGGGTTCTTTTTTTTCTATAGATTTATTTGAGTCTTCAACAGCCCGACTAATTGGCGAAATGATTTCTTTGTCATAGTCCACTCTCTTTTCAGAGAGCGGACTACTTGCATTTGCATAAGGAGAGTGGAAAAGGAAAATACTACAAGCTAGTAAAAAACTTATTGTCTTTTTCATGGTTAAACCTCAACTGTTTCATCTGATGTTCTAAAACAAGGGAAACTTGACGGATTTTTAAAATAACAAGCTATTGCTATCGCAGCAGTAACAACAACTGTAGCAGCAACAGAAACAATTGTAGCAATTAGGGCTGTTTTGTTATTTTTTGAATTATTCTCACCGTTTAAACTGTTAGTCTGAATAGAAGTTTTTATAGGAGTCGGCAATACGCTCATTGATGGCGACGGTGTCGGGCTCATTGACAGTGATGGCGTTGGGCTCATTGATGGCGACGGTGTCGGGCTCATTGACGGCGATGGCGTTGGACTCATTGATGGCGACGGTGTCGGACTCATTGACGGCGTTGGCATTGGGCTCATCGACGGTGTCGGCAACAGGTACCCACAGAAAGTAGCATCTGTATAACTTGATGGAACATTTACTTCTGTTAGTGGACAATTATAAAAAACATTAGTAGATAAAACACCAGGGTCAGACATTCCTTTATAAGTAACCGAAGTCAAACTTGTGCAGCCAAAAAATGCATAAGAATTAATCAAATTAACAGACTTTGGGATTGTAACAACCCTTAATCTTGCACAGCCTTTAAATGCAGAATCCTCAATTGAAGTTACAGTCTCGGGGATGATAACGTTTCCGTCTTTGCCACCTGGACATTGTATTAAAATTTTTTCATCTTTAGAATAAAGGACTCCATCAATAGATTTATATTTTGTGTTATTCTCAGAAATATTAATTTCAGTTAAATTTATACAGCTTTCAAATGCATTTTTTTCAATCGAAATCACGGTCTCTGGGACTGTAATAAACTTTAAATTTGTACATCCAGAAAATATATTTTTCTCAATTGATGTCACTCCATTTTCTATTGTTACTGATTTTATAAGACTTCTAAATGAGTACCACGGACTAAAAACAGATGAATAGTCAGCCAACGAGCCTGTTCCTCTTATTGTTAAAGTACTATCCTTTGAATGAAACTCCCATGATACATTTGTTCCACATTTACCTGTACAATAAAAAGGCTTACCACAAAAACTTTTTCCTGAATAATTAGTTGGTACTTTTACTTCTGTTAATTTTGAACAATCATTAAACGCTGCACCATTATTACTTGGTTCCGTTGTTCCATTGTAAGCAAGCGATTCGATTTGAGTGCAGCCTTTGAAATCAGAATTGCCTATGGAAGTCACACTGCTACCCAAGATAATAGATTTTATTTGTGAATAAGGAAAAACTGACCTAAACCTAGATACGCAATAATTATTATTTAAAGTTACCTGAGTTAATCCTGTGCAGCGAGAAAATGCAGTATTGGCGATATAAGTTATGCTAGCAGGCAATTCCACATGAGTTAAACTCGAACAAATATAAAATGCAGAACTATCGATTGAAGTAACGCTGTCTGGGATGGTCACTTGAGTTAAACCTGTACAATTATAAAATGCTTTTTCTCCGATATAAGTTACGCCACTACCTATGGTTACTTGAGTTAATCCTGTACAACCAACGAAAGCCTGATAATTGATAGCTGTAACGCTGCCTGGAATAGTCACTTGAGTTAAACCTGTGCATTGAAAAAATGTATTTTTTTCAATAGTTTTTACTCTTCCTGAAATGGTTACCTGAGTTAAACCAGAGCACCCAGAAAATGCCCCCTCGCCGATAGTTGTAACATTGTCAGGAATGGTTATCTGTGTTAACCCTTTGCAGCCATAAAAAGCACTTTTGCCAATGGAAGTTACACTATTAGATATATTCACTGAGGTTAAACCTGTGCAACGCTCAAATGCAGAATCGTCTATGGAAGTTACATTATTTCCTAAGACAACAGATTTTATTGAGGAAGAAAAAGATGAAGCAAATCTAGACACTAAGTAATTACTGGTTAAGTTTGCTCGAGTTAAGCCTGTGCAGCCAGAAAAAGCTCTACTGCCTAAATAAGTAACACTGTCTGGAACATCTATCTGAGTTAATCCCGTGCAACTAATAAATGCAGAATCACCAATTGAAGTTACATTTTTGGGAATGTTCACGTATGTTAAGCTTTTGCAATTAGAAAAAGCCGACTTGCCAATAGATGTAACGCTGTTTGAGATTGTCAACGAGGTTAATTTAGAGCAGTCTTCAAATGCATAATCACCGATTGAAGTTACACCGTTTTCTATGGTTAATGAAGTTATATACTTCACATACGAGTACCACGGTATATCAGATGCGAAATAATAATTATTCATTACTCCTGACCCAGATATAGTCAATACGCCCGTATTCTTATCTAAGTTCCAACTTACATTGGTTCCACAACTACCAGAGTAGTTTTCTAATACCTTAGCCCTGTTTTCTTCACCTTTTTTAGCCAGTTTCAAAACATCTGATTTAGACTCAATAAACTTAGAAAGGCTGTCAATTGGATTATTGGGCACGGTCATTGATTGGCAGGGGGGGGGCAAGGTAAAATTTACCATGTGCTGGAACCACCTCAGTTGCATCACTAGCTCGTACTGCATTCCCCATCAATGACAAAGAAATCGTTGCCGAAATAATTTGTTTTCCTCTGTCTTTATTCATAAAAAGCGCTCCTTTAATTTTGTTCTTGAATAAAATTATATTCCAGTTTTCTCCAGATAATAATATGTTTTGGCAAAATTCTCCTTTTTTAATAAAAACAAATAAGAAAAATTTTACATTTAATCTTAAATGAATAAAAAAAGAAAAAAGCAAAAAACTGGTTTTCTCCAATATTTTTTACTTGATAACTTATTAAAGTGGGCTTACATGTTTTTTTGCCGAAATCCTTTTGCTTTTACCAAATTCACTTTTTATTCTTTTTCAATATTTGTCCATTAAGATTAGCGTTTTTTCCCTCTTGTCAAAAAAAACGATCGAAACTTACATTATTATAATTTACTAGAATTATTGTAATTTTTCATAAGGTATCATTAGGTGACAAAAGTACAAAAAATTTTAAATTAAAATACTGTAAATTGGGGCTTTAAAAGTCTATAACAATAATTGTTTTTTCAACAAATTCACTCTTAATAAAAAACTCGGCAATTAGGGAAGTTCGTTTCAGACATGATTTGATAACTTGCCAAATAAATCAAAAACATAATTGCTCCCACGCGACAGCAAAATTCCAGTTAACACACAACCAACGTATGGAATCTGCGACGTTAAATTAAAGTGCGCCGGTAAATCTAGCCTATAAGCCACCGCAATAATTATGCCTAAAGTTATACTGAAAAGCATTTGCCAACAGAAATCTTCTTGCACAAAAAACTGATTAAAGTATGTAATGATGGCTTCAATCAGGATTGCAAACGAAGTTATTTCAACGGTTTTGTTTTCCATCTCTTTCACCTCCATGTTGTTTTAAACTCAGATAAAATCGCGAGCAAAGTTTCTTGAAATTCGCAAAAGGCTATGTTCGCGAATTGGTCTGCGCGACAACATGCATGAATGCATCAGCGAAGCCGGCGTCTTTGGCTTTTTGCAGTTGTTTTTCTGCGTTTTCTTTGCTTGAATAAGCTCCAACCTGAACATAATATTTTGCTTCTTTACCTGATTCTGGTTGTGATGAATTTTCCTTTATAGAAATTCCAAGTGTTCTTAAAATCCCTTTTGCGTATGCCACCCCAAAGGCTTTTTGCTTTTCCTTTGTATCTGCAATTTTGACATCTGTTTCGTTGTCAATGAAACATCCCTCACAAATCACTGCGGGGCAGATTGTTTCTCTGATAAATGCATAATAATCGCTGCCACTGGAGCCTAATTTCGTTTTACAGCCCCTCGAATTTTGACCAATTTTTTTGACTTCGTCCTCGATATTTTCTGCCAAATTCTTGCTGATTCCGCCCTTGTAATAATAATATGCCTCAAACCCGTCGCCGCGCCCTGAATTATTATGAATCGAAATTGCTACATCTGGTTCAAACGCGTTGCATTCGTTGATTTCATCAGTTACCGGGTCGTTTTCATCTACTGCCCGTGACATCAAAACCTCAACGCCGTGCATTTCTAAAAAATCTTTGCAAGCTAATGCCTCAACCAAATTCACCTCTTTTTCCACCAAATGCCCGACCGCTCCTGAATCTGTGCCGCCGTGGCCAACTCCGATAAACACTTTCTTACTCATAATCGCTGAACTCCTCATATCAAAAAATTTCTTTAAAAACCAGGTTTAAAATCTGCTTTATTGCTTCTTTGCAACAAATTTCTCTTCTGTAATTTCTTCATACTGCTCAGCTATTATTACTCCTTTTTCCACGGCTTTAGCCACCATTTGCTTGTTCCAAAGTTTGCGGTCGTAATTTTTCTTTATTTGTTCAAATGTCATTTGTTTTTCCTCCTTACAAGTTTGTTAAATTTTGGTATTCTAAGGCCGCTGCGATGCGCTCTTCGGCACTCACTTCCGGCTCTGGGGCTGGCGTGTTGCGCAACTCCTCAATGGCTGCAATCGCAGCTTCTTCGCTTAATGAAGAATCGATGCCCATTTGTGAACAAACAGCAGCTAAATTCTGAACAGCAAAGCAAACTTGTCCAGCCTCATCTGTTTCAATGATATGAATAAATGTTTCAACAGCAGGAAAATCATTTTTTAAAACATCTGGAGTTGCTAATGCTCCATTTGGGTACATATACGTTTTGTTACCTGTGTATTTTTCAATTTTTATCATAATTAAAGCCTCCTAAAAAATAGTTGAATTTTTAAATTTGATATAGCCTGTCGCTGGGGTCGGTATGGATATAACTTCTATGTTTGATGTAACGGTTGCTTCTTCCGCCATATTTTGAAATTTATATTTTGAGCCTTTGTAGACAGAAATTTCTGCTAAAGTTTCGTATGCATCCACTGTGTTATAATCAGTAGATCCATTCTCTCCGCCGCCAAATAACGCATAACTTCCAACTGTTGTTGCGGCTAAATCACTTCTTTGCTGCCTTAAATTCGGTACGTTAATTTTTACTAAATTGTTGTCATATGCGCCAACACTGCTGCCGTTAGCGAATAACGCATAGTTCCCGACTGCTGTTGCAGCAATACCTTTTCCACCAACACCTAGACTTGTTATAGGTGTACTTCTTGTTAAACTGCTGTTATAGACATCTTCTCCTCCACTGGAAGTAGACCCAGAAACATAGCCTCCTGCAAAAATAGCATAATTGCCCACTGTTGTTGCCGCTAAAGATGACCTTGCCCAGCTTAAAGATGTTGCCGTGCTCCTCACTAAATTGCTGGTATAAGCGTCTACTGTGGCAGTTACATAAGGGGAAGAAGAAATATCCCCACCTCCAAATAAGGCATAATTGCCAACTGCTGTTGCAGCTAGCCCATACCTTGCTGTATTTAAAGATGTTGCCGTGCTTTTCGTTAAACCGCTAGTATAGGTGTCCACTCTACTAGACCGGCTAGAACTTTCATAACCGCCTCCGAATAAAGCATAACTTCCGACTGTTGTTGCAGCTAGCTCATGCCTTGCTGTACTCAAAGATGTTGCGGTGCTTTTCGTTAAACTGCTAGTATAAGTGTCTACAGTAGAATAGTAACTGCCACTATGTTGATATCCACCTCCAAATAAGGCATAATTTCCGACTGTTGTTGCGGCTAATCCTTCTCTTCCAGTACCTAAAGATGTTGCGGTGCTTTTTGTTAAACTATCATTATATGTATCCACAGTGGTAGGATAAGTATAACTAGAGCCATAATATTTGCCACCTGCAAACAAAGCATAATTGCCGACTGTTGCTGCCGCTAATGAATCCTTTGAGTTACTTAAATATGATGTAAAAGACGATTCTAAAACCCTTTCTATCAACGCATCATCGTTATAATTCTCAAATTTAACGGTCGCATATCCGCCACTGTGTTTTGAAATAATCGCATTTCCCATTACCTCACCACCTTTAATTGTATTGGAATCGCAATTGTTGGCTTATCCTCTAGGCAAGTGACAGTAATTTGATTAGTGCCAGTTTCTATTTTTGAAACGCAATTCCAGGCTTCCAGTTGACTTAATGCCGTGCTTGTTGTTGAACTTAAAACCACATCTACGATTGGCGTATCCATGTTAGTAAGTCCAGTTACGGTAATCGTTTGAGTATATGGTGCGCTGATTCCTGTCCAATTTGTTGATATTGTTGCAAAGTAGTCAGCTACTAAGCCAACCTTTGCCCAATTACTCCACGCTCCACCTGATAACTCTCGAAGATACATATCTGTTGTACCTTCTTTGATTGCTATTTGTTGCACATAATTTCCATTATCAGATTTATTTACTATTAAACTGTGAAAATTACCAAAGGTCGGAGCATTCGTAGAGCTATTTCGCATTGTATAAAGACCTGGCGTCGTCATTGAATTAAAATCAGTGCTGCTTTTTGTTTCATAATTAGCTTTCTCATTTAATTGTGTTTGAATATTACTAGTTACTCCGTCTACATAGTTAAGTTCTGTCGCTGTTGCTGTAATTCCTAAATTAGTTAACGCTCCACTTGCAGTAGTGGCTCCAGTTCCGCCTTTTGCTATAGGTGTCACTCGATTTTCTAAATTTTCTAATGTTTTAAACAACCTCGTTACTGATGTTATGCTTAATCCACTTATTGATACTCGGTACAGCGCCATTTCATGAATAAGGCAGCCTTCATAAATGTTTCCAGTTGTAAGTCCTGGGTCAACTGCTAATGCTGCAGGGACACCCTTAATAACCGCAAATTCGGCATTTTCAATATTGTTATCACTCTTTTTTGTGTACCTCATAACTATCAAATCATTGCGATTTTGCCCTTGTGTTCCGTTGTCAATTACCAAATCTGTGTAAGTTCCCCGTGTTTGACGTATATGACGGCCTTGCATCAATATTTCTCCGGATTTTATACGCACACAGTTATTGGTAATTATCTGATATGCAAACTTTTCTCCGACATCTAAAACTCGGTCTTCGCTCGAAATCGTACCATAAATTCTTGCTCCATCGTCTTCTGACTGAATGTCCTGTGCTTCTTTCAGGCCTGTTATCAATTTTACTGCCATACTAAATCCTCCTTCCTTTTCGCTACATAACAGTTCTGTTGCCCACTTCGTAAACAAATTTCGGCGCCTCATTATTCCGAATCTTTACAATTTTTTTCGTAATTTCGCCCGATATTTTAAGGCCAGTCACGACCTCCTCTCCTCCAACAATGTCGCCGACATCTTTTTCGGAATTTTCAATCGTAATCTCGATATTATCAGAGTTTTGATACTCCAAAAGCTTGTCTGTTCCTGATTTTAATAATTCATCATTACTTTCTACATTCGAATAATCATAAACTTCCGAAATTTCATTAAGCCCCACATAATGCGGATTTTGTGAAATTTTTCCGTTTTCATCTATATAAAGATCTATCACCGTACGCTCGGACAAGTTGCCTTGCCCCAGACAAATCAAATGGTTTACTGGTGCATCATTTTTCTCAATTATAAAATTTATTAAATCGCTCGAAAATTCTTCATTCGAGTAATCAATAATTGGCTCTACAGTCAGCATTACGCTTTTGTCTTTGAACATTGCTTTTAATTTTACATTTTTCGTTTTCAGCATTTTAACAAGCCCAAAATAGCAATCTATGTATCTATCAAATTTATAATTCAGAAAATTAAGTCCTGATTTTTCACTCGATGCAATAAACAATTCTTTCAGCCCCAATCTATCGATAAGCTCCGAGATAATCGCATTTGCATCGCCGCTCACTATGTAATAATCTTCGCCGGAATCTGGGCAAATTACTTTATCGCAGAGCATTCCATAGAACGTTCTGCCCCCATAATACAACCGGTTTTGCGTGGTATCAATCTTCAAAGTTGTAATTTTTCCACCATATTCCGTATTTTCAAAATAGAAATATCCTCCCATCGGAATCACGTTGTTTTCTGTACTTGTTGTAATTTGAAAGTTATTTTCCGAGCCAATCTCGAAATCAAGCTCGTAATCTTTCAAAATCCCAATATCAATCCGATTTTCGTCTGTATAAATTAAGTCCATCAAAGTTTCACCCTTTCAGTTCAGTCTTCATTAATTTATTCCAGCGCTGCCGCTGGACCGCACTGGGGAATAAATTCCCCAGACCTCAACGCGCACTCGCACAGGCGTGCTCATGCTGTGTTTTTTTGCTCCGCGCTGTACAACAATCTAAGCAGTTTTCACCGCAAAAATGCGATTAACTGGCGCTCCACTTTGGTTCACTGCGCTCGTCAAAAAGCGTTAAATCAAACCCAAAATCATTATTCCACGTTACCGCAACTACCCCTGATGGAATCTTTTGAAAAATATAATTTTCACGGTTTCTATAATTTATCACACTTGTTCGTTTGCCGTCGGATTGCACAGTTTCTATGATTTTCTCTCGGCAATTAATTTCCAAATATTCGTCGACTTCGACCGGAACATTCACTGCGTACATATGGCCACCGATGTACAACGCTGGATTTATTACTGGGCCATAAATTATTAATTTGAAATTGTACCCAATCAACGCGTCATTTAAAAAGCTTTTGAGTGCTCCTGAAGAGTACTGGTATGGATATCCATAAATATATCCGTGCCCGGAAACTGGCTGATTTTTCACAAAACTATATGTTTTCTCACAAACCCAATTATTCGTATCTGAAATTATTGTCAGTTCTAATGTCAGCAAATTTTGTGCGGCAAGAAAATCTTCCTTCACACTTGAAATCACGTAACAAGTATAATAATAGTCGCCAAGATAAAATTTCCCTGGCCTTTTTGCTAAAACATCCTTTTCAAATATTTCGAAAAAAGAATTAAAAAGCTCAAAACCTTTACTTTGACTTCTGGTATGAATCGAAACTGATAATGTTTTTGTTGACACATTTGACAAATTAAAGCTTTTAATTTTATTAAAATCGCTCTCATAATTCCAAGTGTAATCGCGCATTTTATATGAGTTTGAAAAATAATTTTTCCCATCAAACTTTATCGTCTCACCAAGATGATTCATATATTTTAAAACCAAAAAATTTTTCACCCCCGTCACGCATAACGCCTTACCAGCCTTGCTATTTCGTGGTCATTAAATCTCAAACTTACTCCATCTACGAGCGCTTTTACGATTTTTTCGCACAAGCTGCCATTAAGCTCATGTGTTTCATCCAGCAAACGTTCAAGCACTTCAGTTTCTTTCTGATAGATTACAGAAAACTCCGTGCTTAAGCCATTTAAAGGCTTATTTTTTAAACTATTGCTCTCAAAATTTGCACCCGAATTCACATAATTTATCGCCGCGTTCATATCAATTTCAAAGTCGGTTGGAATCGAATTTTGCATCTGCTTTGAGACGTTTTTCATTGAGTTTTCAAATCCTTTTCCAACGCCAAGCGCCAAGTTTTTGCCGATTTGCTCTTCAAACAATTTTGATGGCGATGCAATTCCGAAAAAGCTTTTGATGCCGTTTAAAATGGAGTTTCCAAAACCTTTAATTTTATCTAAAACCCAGCCCGTAACATTTGAAATTCCATTCCAAAGACCGCGAACCAAGTCGCCGCCGATATTCAACATTTTACCCGGCAACTCGCAAACCGTGTTCCAAATGCCTGACACTAAATTTTGCGCAGCGTTTATTCCGGCTGAAAGCAGTTGACCTCCCCAATTAACAACAGCTGAGACTGCCCCAACAATTCCATTCCAAATTTTATTTGGGAGTTCTTTTATAAAATTAATAACTGAACTCACAAACTCGCTGGCCTTAGAAATGCCAGTACTGATGAGGTTTGCAAAAAATATTCCAACTTTATTTGCCGCATCACAAAGCCAAGTCCAAATTTTGCCTGGCAGCTCTGAAAAAAAGGTTATCACTTGGCTGACAAATTTGGGCACTTCAGTTGAGGCAAAGTTCCACAAATCGGCGCCCCACTGAATAATTTGTTCAAGCGCGAGCTTTAGAACAGCATTAAGAAGTTTCGGCAATTTTCCAAACCAGTCGCCTATATTTGCAACAAAATTTGGAATTGTTTCGGTGAAAAATGCGACAAAAGAATTCCACGCTTCCGGAATCGTCGCAGTGAAGAAATTTAAAATTGCCTCCCAAGCCGCAGAAAATGCCGCCTGAACGTTTTCCCACAAGCCAAGCCAAAAGTTGCGAAAATCTTCAGAATTATTCCATAAAAGAATAAACGCGCCCACAAGCGCTCCTATCGCAGCGATAATCAGACCAATCGGATTTGCACTCATTGCAGCATTCATCAGCCATTGTGCCGCCGTAACTGCTCCCTGTGCGACCGACAAAGCCACTTCTTTAATTCGCATGAAATCAAGGTTTGATGCAACTTCTAGAATTTTACCTCCGAAATTTTTCATATGTGAGATTGCATCCCCGATTTCGCTTACAAAATTTACAGCTTTAATCGCAAGCATTGCAGCTACAATGCCACCTAGTGCAACTGATAACAGTCCCGAATTGTCAATCATCCAAGAAATCAGATCCATTAAAGGCGGCAATAGATTCACGACCATTTCACTGATTCCTTCAATTAGCGTCCCTGCGCTCCCTGATAACTTATCAAGAGCATCCTTTAAAGCACCGGATTCACTGGCCTTCTGAAAAAATTCAGTTAGCTTTGAAGCCGCATTTTGGAGCGGTTCCTGGACTTTATCGTAAAGTGTGAGACCCATTTCTGAAAATGTATTTTTAAGGATTTGCACTTTGCTCTCGGTGGTTGCATATCGCTGCTGAGCTTCGTTCGTGAGGGCTGTATTTTCACTCCAAGCCTCATTTGAAGTTTTTATTGCATTTGTGAATAAATCGTTTGCGTTTGAAGCTCTCAAAAGCGCGTCACGAAGCCGTGTTTCGCTGATTCCCATTTCATCAAGAAATTGTAGAGCGCTTTCATCCTGAAGGTTGCCAAGACCGGAAATAAAGGCAGTTAAAGCGCCTGTTGCATCTTCAGCAAAATATTTCTGAAACTCCGCCGTTGACATTCCCGCAGCTTTTGCAAAATATTCAAGCTCAGAGCTACCTGTTTCACAGGCGTTAGCCATCATTATTATCGCCCGAGAAATCGCCGTGCCGCCGCCCTGGGCCTCTAGTCCAAGTGAAGACAAAGCTGCTGCAACTCCCAAAATGTCAGCCTCAGTCATTCCAACTTGTGACCCTGCGGCTGAGATATTTAGAGCCATCTGCGTAACCTCAGACTCCGTAGTTGCAAAGTTGTTTCCAAGTGCAACTATTGAGGACCCCAGTCTATCAAAATTTTCCTGGTTCATTCCAGTGATATTTGCAAGCCGAGCAAGAGCAGTTGCGGCCTCATCTGAGCTCATGTTTGTGGCAACACCGAGATTCGCCATAGTTTCTGTAAAAGAGAGAAGATTTTCGTTTTTGATACCAAGTTGCCCTGCGGCTTCAGTAATTGCTGAAAGTTCCGATGCTGTTATTGGCATCTGTGTTGACATAGAGCGCAATCCTGATTCAAATTGCTCAAATTCCTCATCCGTTGCGTTGACGGTCTTACGAACACCTGCAAATGCGCTTTCAAATTCAATTCCACCTGAGACAACAGATTTTACTGCACTAGCTAAATTTCGTCCAAGCATCCGAACAGCATCGCTTGCCAAATTTGCAATTACGCCCTTCATGACAGTAAACCCTTCACTCAGCTTGGATGTTTGATTTTTGGTGTTATTCATCTCGTCGCCAAGCTGTTCTGTGGCCTTTTCGGCCGCGTTTAACTTGTCTTTATTGTCCCGAATGTCGTTGTTTAAAGACTTTATTTGTGAGGCTAAATTTTTTGCTTCAGTGCTATTTTTGCCTTGACTGAGTACAACGTTTTTATACTCAATCTGCAACGATTTTAGCTTTTCACCCTGATTTGACAGCTCAGCATTTAGCTTATCAAGCGGAGTTTTTGATTTTTCCATTTGAGCGTTTACGTCTTTTAAACTGCTTTCCATTCTTGAAAGTTCAGTTTCTGCTTTGTTTAATGAAACTTTCCAGCTGTTAGTTTTCTTGTCATTCTCACCGTATTTTTCACTGGACTGTGCAAGTGCATTTTTCAAAACAGAAATTTTCTCTTTTTGCTTTTCAATTTGCTCATTTAGAATTTTATTTCGAGAGGTGAGGGCTGTTGTAGACTTATCATTTTTAGTAAACTCTGCCGTCACTTTTCCCATTTCCGAAGCTAAAACCCGAAGATTTGAATTTATTTGCTTAACTGCTTCTCTATACGCTTTTTCTCCCTCAAGTTTTATCGTCCCTCCGAATGTGTTTGAACCTGCCATACTTCCACCTCCGATGAAATAAAAATAAGCATTCCATTCCTGAAATGCTTAGCAGTTGCTAATAAGCCAACTGTAATCTTGTCTGCAATCAATAACAAGATCTAAATAAACTGTATCATCTTTTATTTGATATAACAATAAATATCTTTTTTGGCACAACATTCTGTGATACTTATTAGCTGAAATAAACTCATTAATTAAAAAACTATTTCTTTGAGGCATAAACTCTAGCGATTTTATATCTTTTATAATATTTGATTTTAATGATTTCGCAGCTTCAATATTAACACGAGCCAAAAAATTTATATGGTTTTCTATTTCTGATTTTGCTCGCTGTGAGATGACTATCTTATATCGCTTTACTGTCAATTTTGGACACCTCGTTCAAAATATTATCAAGACTATTTTCGAGTTCTTCAATAGAAAAGTCAACTCCGCCCGCCAACCGTTCTTCTTCTACGGATATAAGTTCTTCTCTTAATTTTAGCATTTTCTCTCTACGAGAAAATGCATTTATATCCATGACGACTAAATCACCTTCACCATTTTTAGTTAAATAGACGGGTTCACCTGTTTTTTTACACAGCTCTGCGATTTCGTTATAGTTTTGGCGAATATTAGCAGAAGGTTTTATATTCATAGCATCAATCTCCTTATAGTAATATTATATTTATATTATATCTTTTTATTACTATTAAGTCAAACCGTTTTTAATCCGGTAGCCACTCATCGTTATCTTTTAAGTGACTATTTTCGTCCTTAAATAGCTGCTGCTGAGTACAAAAGTTGTGATATGCTCTAAAATGCTTATATAAAAGGCTCCACTTTTTCAGTGTCATGTGACCAACTTCTTTTTCCGTAAATCCAAGCATTTTTGTTCCTACAAATAAAATCCAAGAAAACTCCACCGGAACAACATTTGATGCATTTTCGCCCGCATTTAAGCTTTTTGCGGGCTGTTTGCGTTTTTTGCTTTTTCATCCACTTCCACACTTTCAGATATAGCCTGCATAATCTTGCCAGCTGTACCAGAAAGGCCAATTTCAGTTAAGATTCGGCCAGCTTTTTTTGCTGTTATTGGTGTAATTTTCTTTCCTGTTTTCTCAGCTTCAATTTCTAGACCTTCATTGATAGCTTCCGTAATAAAGAATTTCAAAGCTTTAATATCTGGCTCTCCGTCACGCTGAATTAAGTTTGACCATGCCTCAATTGTTCCGTATTTTTCTTGTATTGATTCCATTACATTTAGTGTAAAAACAAATGGGAACTTTTCAGTTTTAGTCTCTAAATAATTGATTTTATCTATCAAAAACTATCACTCCCCTGTCCATCGTCACAAGTTTCATTTTTTTCGTTTTGCCTTAAAAGGCAAAAGCTCACAAATTTCACTGTTCCTCCTCTCCACAAAAAGTCACGCTCGAGTTGGCTAACGGCTTGTAAACGCGCCGTTTTTACGCCTCCTTGCGAGCTACCAACTTTTTGTGGCCCCCTATTCTTGCGACTGCACAAAGAAGCCATCTAGCGCAGTGTTTGCTTCACTTTCAGTGTCATAAACCTTATGCTTTTCCCAATCTCCATCTTCGTTCTCAAAAATC